TAATAATTAACGGAATCAGTTTACAAACGATTTACACAGACAACACACCGACGACACATCAACCGGCTATAATACAATCACAGTAAAGAGACTTAAGAAAGGGTGTAAAAATGAAAAGAACAATTGAAGTAGAGGCAACATACAAATGCGCCATAAAGAAAGCAGTTGAAAAGTTTTTTCAAGAAAACCCCGATTTAATTTATTGGGAAGACGAATTTGTATATATGTTAGAAAACAATATAGAATTTGAATCAGACAATGTTTTAGGAAGTGGGCAAAATCTAAATTGGAGATATGCATTACACCTCGACCAAAACGAAGACACAACATATATTTGTATTATTGAAAGGGAATAAGGGTGGTAATTATGGAAAATAAGATAAAACCGTACGAGATTTACACCGCGCTAACGATAATAAAAACAGTGTGTGAAGGAATGTCTCAATGTTATCTATGCCCGCTAAAATCACCAACTTCTAACATTCGTTGCGGTCTTAGAGATATTCCGGCCAATTGGAAAATAAAGGACTACAATGAATACAACGCATTTCAACGATGAGGGTCTAATATTGTTACAGGCGGCAATATTAGAACAGGCCATACACGATTATAAAATAGAATTAAAGTGTGGCGGCGGACATAGGGTTGAAAAATGGTTTTTATCCGAATGGGGACAAATGTTGTCAAGAGGTCACGGCGATGAAATTATAGAAAGGATTAGGCGAGAGGTGAATAATGATGTGATAGACGAATTAAAAGTTGCATATTACGAAAACGGATATCCGAACACGCTTGAAGAACATTTAGAATAATGAAAGGAAACGTATCATGACTAATAGAGAAGCGATTGAATATATCGAACGAGAGTGTCATACATGCAAGGGGTTTTATGCCCCAGAAAATGAATGTATTGCTGTTCCACAGGATTGCTTTGAATCAAAGCGTCTCGCCATTTCTGCCCTACAAGAACGAGAGGAACGGGAAAGGGGTATTGAAATGACGTATAAAGACGTGATAGACGAATTAAAAATCGCATATGACGAAAACGGAACACCGTACATGCTTGAAGCGTTCGGGAGCGAAGCGGAGCACATAAGCAGGCTGTTAAGTGCTGAACAGGATAATAGACTGATAGAATTGACGAAGGATGGTTGTGATTGAATGAAGTATATCAAACACATGATACCCGAAGAAATGTATAAATTCAAGTCTCCGTGTTATATGGTGCCTATAGGTGTAACAATACACAACACAGCGAATGACGCACCTGCCATCAATGAGGCTAAATGTTTGCAAAACGACCCAAGTGAAGAACGAAGTTTTCACTTTGCGGTTGATGATTGTGAAGTTGTTCAAATATTGCCAATAAACAGAACCGCATGGCACGCGGGGGACGGCCTAGGCAAGGGTAATATGAGGACAATAGCAATAGAAATTTGTTATTCTAAGTCTGGGGGTGAAAGGTTTGAAAAGGCTGAACAGAACGCGGCACAATTATTAGCGTTGTTGTCTTATTTCATATTTGGAAGGGGGGTTAGGGAGGTCACATATACGCACCATCACTGGTCGGGGAAATATTGCCCACATAGAACATTAGATTTAGGTTTAGAAAGGTTTTTAAACATGGCAGAAGATTTTTACGAGAAAATTGAAAAAAGACAAAACAACATCATGTCAAAACTTGCAATTTTAGATACCACACTATCCTGTGCGTTAAGTGAATTGGATGATTTAGCCCGTAACCTAGACAAGCTAGGTTATTGTATAAATCGCCACATAACACCAAAGGATATCACACCCGAAAATTACGGGGAATTGGCCGAAGTTATAAACACATTGTATAAACAGGGTGTTATAGTCGGAGAGGGTGACGAAGTTTTGTCTATGAATTATGACACCGTAAGAGCAATTGTAATCTGCAAACGAATGATTGATAATTTAAAGAATGAGGTATTAGAGTAATGAACGTATGTTTTTTTGGTGGAAGATTGGTTAAAGATTTTGAAAAAAGAGAGTGTGCAGACGGGTCTAAGGTATTAACAAATTCATTAGCAATAAAAAAATCCCAAGATAAAACCGTATTTGTTGACATTGCGATATTCACAACAAAACTATGTGAAATAGCAGAAAAATACCTTAAAAAGGGTGACTACTGCGTGTATGAATGTGAATTGTCAATTAGTGAGAAAGATGGAAAGAAATATGTTAGTGCCGTGGTCAAAAACATCATATTCACACAAAACAATAAAAAGAAAGAGGAATAATCCTCTTTCTTTTATATTACAGTCTGTGCCACGAAATTTGGTGCGGTAGTAGAAGCGCCAGAGGCTTTAACATAGCTAAAAAAAGCAAGAACCCCGGACGAATTAAACCCAATTTCGAACCACCTTCCGTCATCAAATGTTGGCGGATCCAAAGAAGAAAGCTGTTTGAATATGGGAATAGAAATACTTCTGCTTGCTAAAGCGTTCCCAACCCAAGCCGATATTCCATTAGCCAAAGTTTTCAGAGCACTTGAAGTAAACACCTCATATCCACCGGAGGGCAATTCGTCTTGTGAAATTGACCCATAAATAATCAACCCAGTTTTATCAAATCTAACAGTAATTTGAGTTAGAACAGCGGGGCCGCCATTTCCGGTCAACACAATCGGCGTGAATTCACTCGAAACCTTGCTATCCACATATGCCTTTGTAGCCGCCCGGTCTGCCGGGCTTCCGGGCAATAATTCTTGTGTTAATGTGATATAGGGTGTCACAAAACCAGTATTAAAATCGCTTTCAATTGAGTTTACCCGAGTTGTAAGGGAAGAAATTGACGAACTGAACGAGGACACCTCGTCGCCAAGGCCATTAACCTGTGTTGCCAGCTGTTGCATGGTTTGCAATAAACCGTTAATTTGTGTTGTGTGCTGTTGGATTTTTTCCGCGTCAGCTTCCAGCGAATTGTTAATAGAAGCAATTTGAGAGTTGATGGAAGTGATAGCTTCCGAATTTGCGGCGATTAACGCTTCGTCCGCGTTAATCTTGTCAATTATTTCATTGACCTCATAACAGATTTTTGATAGTGCTTCGTAATAGCTCAGCGAATCGTCATACGTAGCAGGCAGTGTTTGATTCATAATTAGATTTAATTTTTGTAGCATAATTTACCCCCATAAAGTTATAAAATACTCATTGAATTCGTCTAACATGAGTGAATATATATTTTTTATTTCCTCTCTGAACAGTTTAATTGCCTTTAAATTGTCTTCACCACGAATCGTTTCAATGTGTTCTAACTCATAATTTTTTGTCACAGTTTGGTCACCAGTGTTTGAAGTTGTAACAGTCCCCGTATTTGTGGTGGTTTGGGTGTTTGTCCTATCGTCCACGGTTGCCGTGCTTAAATAGTTCAAGTTTTTAACGTCTGTTAATGAGCCGTTAGGCGTGTCAGAATACGCACTTGTATAATCTTCTGAAGCTTCGGTTTCTGTGGATAGGTTGTTGGTTGTTGTGCCCCCGGTTGTGGTTTCAGTGCCGGTCACATCATTTATTGTGTCGGTATACCCGGGTGATGTTAAGAAGAAAGAAAATTCTTTCGTTGTTGATGAAGACAAGTCATTATAATATGGTATAATTTCTCTTAAATGATTATTTATCTCATATTTCCACCGCGCAAATGTTTCAAAACCAATCTCATGAAACGCGAAGTGGTTTAAAAACAGTGTTTCAAAGGTAGTTATGGACAGAGGGCTGTCAAGAGACAAATCGCCGTCAAATATCAGTGGCAAAGCTTTTGGTATGTCTTTTTTAAGCTGACTTAATGACGTGTCTGTCGACCCAGCAAGCGAGCCAATTATGAATCGTAACTCTGTTGTGTATTTTGACAATCACCATCACCCCCATAATTATATTCAACGTCAACATTCAATCCAAACATTTTATTTATTTTTTCACATGCTTGTTTTCGCATTGATATAAAGGACGTTCTGCTTGCCAGCACACCACCCATCTGGCGTTGAACCTCGTCGGTTATCATGCGCTCCTTTTTCGTTTCACTAATGTTTGGAACGCCTAAAAACGTGAGAGCCTCATTCCATATTTTCGTTTTCAGTTCATACAATTCAGGGGAAACAAACGGCGCGCCCAAAGACATTGAAGATATAGAATCGTCTTTAAATTCATCTTCTTTGAATATGACGGGCACATTTCCATCATAATTTTTATAAGCGTTTAAAACACTCAATTGCTGTTTTTTATTCGCTTTAAGTGCTATTGGGGTCTTTTGAGTGTTGATATTTATTTGAATTGTAACGTCTATATTGGCCAATTTTTTTGAAAAATTTAAAATGTGCTGTACAGACGGCGTTCTAATATAGTTATTAAACACTATTACACTGTTTTCAATTGTCAGGTTTTTATTATATCCGTTAGTGGCATATGCTCTGCGCTTAATTGGCACATTATACACATTCCATGACCCAGAAATAGCGGTATTCAGGGAAAGAAGACCCATGACATCATCTTCAAAGACAACAGCTTGCCCCTTTTCAAACAAAGTCAATTCTAAAAATCGTGTGTCAATTGAATCCGGGAATCCAGTCCATTTGAAACGCGAAACTGCTATATCAGTCAATCGTTCTACATAGTAATTATATGTTGTGTTCGTGTCTACTATAGAATCATAGAATCGTTTTCTCTCGTTTCTTGGCAGTGATATATTTTTCATGATTGCACCCCGTTATTTTGTGAATAATCGCCAAATGTTGCCGTAGACTTCCAAAACGTCATACCCCGGTCAAGTGCTTCTTCAAACACGCGCTTTGTGTCGGCGGGGGCCGAACCCGTCACATGAATGTTTGAGGTTTGAACATAGTTAAAGGCCGGTCGGCTTGATATGTTGGGCTGTTTAATGGTGTTAGTTGCATAGCCAAAACGAGTGAAATAATCGTCAACACTCTTTGCGGCAGAATAACGAATTGAGCAATTATAAAAATTAAAAACTCCGTCTTGGTATTTGGTGATGAACGACATACCACTGCCCGAAGACACATTTAGCGGGGGAGCGTTCATCAAATCGGCCACATTGGCCAGCGTATCGGCCAGCCCGGAAACACCACCAATTATTTTACTCGCGGATGTGGGGTCCCCCGCAATAGCACCAATACCTCCACTTAACACAGACAACGTGTCTTTAAGAACACCAAGGCCAAATCTGTTTTTAGAAGTTGCCCAGTAGTTTAAATATGCGGGGGTGTTTATAGCTGGGTAAGGAACACCTGTATATATCATCTGTGTGTCTTCATCGTTTAACCCGTTGTAATTGTCAGCGACAAGTCTGAGTGCAGTTTCGGGAAATGAGACATATTGAACGGTAAACTCTATACTTGAAGTATTTGCACTTTCTTCAAATTTAAAGTCATGTGAAACACCATCATTAGACAAAACTCTTGCGAATGAATAAGGGTATGTACGAAGTTTATTATTTTTAGGGGTGTACCCGTCAAGGTCTGACGGGTTGTAAACAACATAATCTGTTTTAATCGGCGCATAATATAAAAACACCGATATAATAGAATCTACACCGTTTTCTGAAATATAATTGTTTATCTTTTCGGCGATTTGTGCGTATGTATAGGTTGATAGGTACCATCTCGTAAGATAAGCATTTGTAAACACGCCATCTATGGTGGTTCCTGCTGGTTCTGCACCGCTTAGAGTTTTAGAAGACAACATTCCAACGCCATCAGGTTGGGGGCTCACTTTCCCAACGCCTGTATATCTGTAATCTGTGATGTTAAACGATTCAGGCATTAAATTGGTGTATAGTCCATCACTAACGCTATGTTCTCTAAGCACCAACCCCGGTTGAATGGTCATATCAAAAAACCATGTCTGAATCTCGTCCAATTCTAACGTCAATTCGGTTGTAGCGTTGCTCAACATGGTTCGATTAGTGATAAACGCATAAAACCATTTTGAAGTATACGATGAATTCTGAAACATTACATAATTGCAGTCGTTTAACAAATCGACAGGAATATTAACCTTAATCGAATTATTAAATGAGCGAACATAGTTTTGGTCGTCAAGGGTGAATGAAAATGTTCCTAAGCTACCGAGGGTTGTGTTTGGTTTAACTTTCGCGCTGAAATAACTGGTCTGTGCAGACACACTCGAAAAATAGAGCGTGTCTGCATAACCAGTTGAAAGAGGAACATTCGTCAATATTTTTATAATTGAATTAGGTGCGATATACATTATTGTACGGTAATTGTTGCTGTTCCTTTTTTACTCGGGTCAAAGGTTGAAGTAGCGGTGATGACAACACTCGACCCTGAAAAGTCAGACGCGATTGTTACAAAGCCACGTGAATCCACGGTAGCCTTCGCATTGGCAGATGACCACGTAACACGTTGTGGAGCAAAGTTAGTTGTTTGAACGGTGGCGGTTAACTGCACGCTTCCGCCCTTAGCCACAGTCGCCGTTGACGGTGAAACGGTCACGGAGGCAACAGCGGGGGTTCCGGTGGTAAATACGGCCGCGTTCGCAAAGGGAGACACGCTCATTACTTTCCACGTGTGCAGGAAATAATTCCAATACAGCCCCTTGCCGTTATAGTTTTCAGTAAATTGCATCATCTGGTCATACACCATAAACCAGTTTTTATCTACAATAACAGCAGGAATTGAATTAAGAGAGGTCAAATCGTCCGACCCTATTTCCTCATATGCCGGGTCATCATAAAACAATTCATTGAGACGTGCGGTGTCCAAGTCCCCAAAACCATCAACCAAAATAACATGACCCATAAATTCGGCCTTATCCATATTGAACGCCGTGGCCAGCACTTCAACGTTCATCTGGCTTTCAGTGTCGGTGTCAATAATGAGATATTGGTCATCTTTGAGAGTTGAAGTATAAACACCAGCAACATTATGTTTGTTGGAATAAAAGGTCAAATCGTTACTAATTGACTTAAAAGCAACAACGTCTTCGCTAATCGTCCCACTAACACCGATAATTTCCATTTGACCGTTAATAATGGCTTTTGCAATTAGATATTTCATGGTCTGGTATTCATCATAATTCATTGATGTGTATAATGAATCGGTGATTTTTGCTATTAAGTCAGATATACCAGCCCATGACAAAAATGCAGCTCGCAACTGGTCATTTTGAATTGTTACAGGGTAAACCTTCTTATAGTTTACAACATGAAACGCGCTTTTTACGTCCGGAATGTTGCGCGAAAAAATTGTTGTTTCTGAATCTTCGGGGTTGTAATTCTGGACGTTGGCAATATTTACGAATAATTCCTCGACGGTCTCGCCGAACTCCATAACGCCCTTTTTAAATACAGACCACGGATTTTGATATGATTTAGACGTGACAATAACAAGGCCGATTCTTCCAATGAGCGCGTTTAAAAACTCGTTTTGAAGTGCGGGGTAGTCCATAATAATGGCACCAATACCACGAATTGAATCGCCGTCCTCTGTCGCGTATGGTACATAGTTTCTATAGTCTATGGTTGCCGAATTTCTAATCGCATTTAAAATATTCACACTGGAATTAGTGAGTGTTACAGGCTGCGGAACATTTGCCATTATTTGTCACCTCTTTCTTCAAATAAATCATCAATTTTAATTGTTTCAGTTTCCTCAATTTTTTCGCCCTCATCTTCAACCTTTGGGCTTCCAAATCTTTCAATATACCTTTTTCTCCACTTCTTTTCAACCTCTTCAACGTCACCGCTTGCACGCGATAATTCGTCGAAAGTGTCTGAAATGTCTTCCACAATTTTAACCTTTTCTTCGGTCAGCTCGCCCTCGTCGAAAATCGCAGAAAGCCGGGACAGAATGTCTTCTTTACTTGTCTTCATTGTTTATCCTTTCTAATAAAATATTTATAACATTTGTGTTATTATTGATTGCTTCTGTAAGCTCATCAACCTCTTTTCGGTGAGCATCTATCAGCTTATTCACATAATATAGCAACACACAGCACATAGCGACGGGAAATCCTGCTGTGTTTATTAAAGTGATAATGTTTTCCATCAAATCTCTCCTTTCTTATATTATATCACAAAACTTTTTCTTGTCAACCCTTGACATATATTTATCTTGTGTTATAATAAAGTATGGAATTTTATAATGGAAATAAGTTATTAAATACAAAAGACCTAAATAAAAACACCCCGGAAATATTTATTGTCACATCAAACAGAAGTGCAGGGAAAACAACGTTTTTCAATAAGCATGTGATTGATAATTTTAAGCGTGACGGGTCTCAATTTGTTGTACTTTATAGAACAGGTTATGAATTGTCAGATGCGCATATTGCGTTTTGGAACGACATTCACGACTTATATTTTCCATATGATGAAATGACATCAAAACCATACGCCAAGGGGTTGTATTATTCACTGCTGTTGAATGGTGAAACATGTGGATTCGCCCTTTCAATCAATCAAGCAACAAAATTAAAAAATCGTTCCCATGTCTTTAAAAACGTGACAACGATATTATTCGATGAATTTCAAGAAGAATATGACAACTACCTACCCGGCGAAGTGGAAAAAGTGAGAAGTATTCACACATCAATTGCAAGAAGGGCGGGTGAGCCCTCAAGATATGTAAAGCTTGTTCTAATTGGCAACACTTTGAATCTATTAAACCCCTATTATTCTGCCCTACACATCACAGAAAGAATAAGGCCAAACACAAAATTTCTTCGGGGTAATGGTTGGGTGTGCGAATTTAATTTTAATTCCGGGGCGGCAAATTCTCTGAAAAATTCTATCTTTAATTCTGCCTTTGACGATGAATACAGTAAATATGAATCAGAGGGCGTATATCTCAACAATTCAGTGGCGCTGATTGATAAGCCGTCTGGAAAAAATTCTTACTTGCTAACAATAACTTATAAGGGTGAAACGTTCGGGGTTTTCTTTTATTATGACATCAATGTCATTTATATATCACAAAAATATGACAAAAATTGTAATGACGTGTTAGATTATACAAATTCATATCTAAATTGTTCTACCAAACATAAGATGATGAGGGATTTTTTTCATCGTGGTTTAATAAGGTTTTCAAACATTGGCGTAAAAGAAAAAATTTTAAGTGCATTATCAATTCGTTAATATCGCCGTGTATTTTGTTGGGTGCTAAACCTTAAATGGTTCCAATAAATTCTCGTTTAGCAAACGTGCGCGGTGCTATTATAAAGGGCGGTTATACCGCCCTTATTTTATAGGTTGTGTCTGATAATATCACACCACCCCTTATTCGTTTGGGTACTAATTTTCCCGGTATTTCCAGTCCCACCTTAAAATCTGTTAGATTTCGTTTAACATTTACAAATTCGCGCTCTTCGTCGCTTAATGGTTCTTGTATGTCACCGGTTAAAGACATTTTCATTAACTCTTTCCCCCTTTCATTTAGACCGGCACATTTTATTTCCATCTTATCCCCAACCTCAATATAACATTTGGCGCGCACAAAAATGGCCTTTTCCCAATCCGCTTCAATTTTCCAGTGTAAAAGTTTTTTATCATCAACTTCTATGTTTTTGTATTCCCCCTCTAACAAATGGCACGAATCTGTGTCACTATAACAAAACAAATCATAATTGTCCTGTGCGTGGGTGATTGTGAAATTACGTGCGTATGCGGTTATTGCGGAGCCTATCGCTATGTATTCGGGTTCCTTGTCTTCCCCTTTAACAACATCATATTTTACTACACCGTCGTCAAGGTGTGGTATTTTGTGGTCGCGCCGTCCATTTGCGGCAGTCTTACCATACAACGAATTTAAAAATAGCTTTGCAATTGTTCTACGCCCACCATTATATTTAATTTTTTCGCTAAACCATTTATCAACATACTCATCAAATATGCCGTCCTTCGCGTAAAAATAACAGCCGTATAACACTTCCTCATATATAACATTATAATGCTTGTGAAATAATTCATAATCTGTCATTGTCATAACACACTCAAAATAGACTGGGACCTCTTCACCATCAACTTCCACAGTATCAATCTCACCCCCTTTATAGCGATAGTCGCTTGATGTTAACCATTTAACACCGCCGTACCTCATACTCCCACCGCTCGCCACTGTGGGTAAATAACCTTCTTTAAGTTTAAATTTGGCCTTTATTTTTACAAAATAATACATCAACGAATTTTTTACTCTGGCAGGAATGCCTCCCTTGAAAAAAAGGGGCTTGCCGATAGGATAAACACACCCCGAAGAACTGTGCATAACGCTCGAATATAACCCATTAACATCAAATGTTTTTCCTTTTCCAACCTCTCTCCCTTGTATTTTGGGGTTGACATAGCACCACCCGCCTTTGTAGCTTTTTCGTATAAATTCATCAGTGTTTTTTTCATCAAAGTATTCTGGTGTTTCAATGACTTCTAAGTTAGGGAACCACTCGCGGTAATCTCTACCATAAAATGTCTTTTTAAATTCACTTAGCGCCGCCGATGATATTGTTGTCTTTGTTGTCACATCAAACATATGTCTAAGACTTTCAGCCAACACTAACAAGTCATTTTTCAAATAGTGTTCCTCACGTTCTGTAATCACACCACCTGCCTTTCTAAATCCTTTATATTCAATCGTGCTTTTTCGGTGGTCTGTATTAAAGGCCACGCCCATAGTCTCAATTGATAACGGTATCAGCTTGAGTGAATCTCGAATTGATATTATATTTTTGGGTGTGGTTATTGTGATATTAAACCACAACCCCGCGTCCGATATCACACATTTAAAGGTTCTTTTCTTTTTGCGGTCACCCTCGTAATATTTGTATTTCAATTCATTCAGTAAATATGAGACATAAAATTCACCGTCAAATCTTAAGTTGTGGTAATATATAACAACGTCTTCACCAATGTTTTCAAGATATGAAAATGTTTTACCGATGCTGTTATGAATAACACATGATAAATCTGAAATATTGCAAACACCGCTGGCCCATACTTCGGTGTATTCTTGTCCGTCATACACAGTGGTTTCAAAATCTCCAACAAATGTCATAGTATCACCCTATCAATCGGTTTGTGGTAATAACTCTAAAACCTTTCTTACAAATCTTTCTACACTTCGCGTGTATGATTGCGCGTCTGTTTCGTTGTATAATTCATCTGCTGTTATTGTCTCGCCCGCTTTTTCTGCTTCATCTATCAACCGCCCTGCAATTTCATTTCCATATACTTCTGCAATGCCCTCAAAAAAGTCAATCAAAGTCGGGACACCTTCCGCCTTGCGATTGGATGTTAACTCAAAATCTCTTATATATGAAATTGTGTTAAAATAAATCAACTCATAAATGTTGGGGGGTGTCGGTGGTGACGGCTTTGTTTTAACCCCGAACGACTTACCACGTGCATATAAACCCGGATAAACTTCGCCTGTTTGTGGGTTGGGTTTAAAGGATTGCGCGTATATGTATGATGTGTCGTATTTTGCAGGTAACTTGATGTTTTCGGGGACGACATAACCGGACTTTCTAAGTCTTGATATGGTCTTCTTATATTTTTTTAATACCTCGCCCTTTGCGCGACCCCTTGACCGACCAAGCTTAACATATGTTTCAACATACTTTTTTGCCTGTTTCTCACTTATGTTTTCTGGGTATGGTATGTCACCGTATTTCTTTGCATATTTGTCTAAACTAATCATATCAATCCTAACCCTACACTATAACCAACCAAATAACATATTGTTGACAACGCCAACATTATTAGTATCATTGCGTATAATGTTCTATCCATTATGCTTCCTCTCTTTCCTTTACTGTGATTGTATTATAGCCGGTTGATGTGTCGTCGGTGTGTTGTCTGTGTAAATCGTTTGTAAACTGATTCCGTTAATTATTATGTCATATTTGATTTTGTCAAGTGTTTGTCGAACGAATTTAAAAAGTGTTCATTATTTGTCGGTAATGGTTTAGTGTGGGTGGCGTTAATTATTCGTTCATAATTTGTGCAGGTTGTGTGTGTTTTTACCCCTTGTATCATATAATATTTGTGCATGTTGCATAAATTCGTGTTTTGAATTTGGGGAAATGTAAACTTTTTATGAAAAATGTGTTTCTTAACTACCAC